GGCCTTTCTTCCTTGCCCGGCGCCGCCGGCAACTCGGGCGGGTGGGTGATCATCTCGTACATCTGCAGCAGCAGCATCAGCGACCTGAACGCCGGGTTGAGCGCGAACGTGCTCGCCGCCAGGTCGGCCGCCTTGAACGCCAGCACCACCGTCGTGCCGGTCATCTCCGCCAAGGCCTTCATCGCCAGGATAATGCTGGCAATCGCCGCGAGGATCGGCGCGATCTTGGCGGCGACCCAGAGCCCGAACACGATCTCGGTCGCGCGCTTCCAGCCGCCGATCTTGTCCACGAGTTCGTCGATGCGTATCCAGACCGCCTTGATGTCGCTGCCGATCGTCTTCCAGGGGAGCGCCTCGAGCCAGTGCACGATGCCCATGATGGCGTCGCCCACGTGCTGCGAGAGCCAGACGCGGTTGGCGGCGATCCAGTCGGCCCACATGTTCAGCACCGGCGCCAGCGCCGGCGCGAGCCGTTCCGCGATCGAATTGCGCACGCCCTCGAACGCCAGGCCGAGCCGCGTCTGGCTTTCCTGCAGCTCGACCGCGGCCTCGGCGCCCTTCTCCGAGACGACGCCGTAGCGCCGCATCAGCGCCTCGTTCTCGCGCAGCCCCGCCGAACCCTTGCGCAGCAGCGGCAGCAGGGATTCCGCCGCGCCGCCGAACAGCATGGTGGCGAGCCGGGCCTGCGTCGCCGGGTTCTTGATCGCCGCGATACGGTCGGCGAGCTCGGGCAGCACTTCGTCGGCGGTGCGCACGTGGCCGGTCGCGTCGCGCAGGCTGACGCCCAGCTTCTGCATGACGAACGCCATTTCCGGCGCCCGCCCGAACGCCGCGGCGGTGAGCTGGTCGTTCAGCGAGGTTAGGCCCGACGTCATCGCCTCGGCCGAGCCGCCGGCCAGGCGCGCCGCGCCCTGCAGCTCGTTGAGGCGAGGCGCCGTCATGCCGATCCGGTCGCCCGAGAATTTCAGCTTTTCGGCGAACTCGCCCCACGCGTTGACCAGCTCGTACATGCCGCCGATCGAGGCGGCGCCGGTCAACAGGCCGAGCGGCTTGATCACGTTGCCGATGCTGCGCGCCACCTCCGCGGCCTTATGGCGGATCTCGCCGAAACCGTCCGCGACCTTCTTCAGGCCGGACAGCTCTGAGAATTTCTGCATCTGCCGGTGCAGCCGCACCACCGGGGCGTGCATCTCCTCGAGATGCTTGTTGACCTCTTTCAGCTTGGCCGAGGCGTGGTCCGTCGCCGTGACGACGACGGAAAAGCCGCCGCTACCCGCCATGATCTGTTTTCTGCCTCGCTCCCCGGATCGATGTCCGGGGACAATGGCTTCGAGCCTGCCACCGGGCTCAACCCGGTGCTGCCGGCGCTTGCCGCCGGGCTACGACCCGGCGGTTGCCCGCTCGTTGATCTTCTTCGCCTGGTCGAGCCACCAGACGATTTCGGTCCCGGTCAGGCTCCAGGCGTCGCGCGGCCCCCAGCCGTAGAACTTCGCCAGCGAGGCGATCAGTTCGGGATAGTTGGACGGGAGCCTTTTATAAAACCCTCGAGGTAGTCCATGGCGGTGCGGAGCGTGCTGATCCTGAGGCAGCCGACCACCGGCTCGGGCAGGCCCGAGACCTGCGCCACCAGGTTGATCTGGTAGGCGCGCATCTTGTCCATGCTGGGCTGGCGGAGGTGCGTCTCGGCCTTCTGCACCTCGATCGCCTGCGGCTCGCGCAGGCTGAGCACGGCGTATTCCGCGCCCTTCAGCTTCAGCGGCGGCTCGATCGGGATGTCGAGCGTGGGGGGCAGTTCCGCGTTCGCTTCGTCGTCCATGATTTCTGCTCCAGACTTCAGCCGCCGACCTGCGCCGGCGTGAAGCCGGCCAGCCGCCAGTCCTCGCCGTTGATGTTGATGTGCGCGAACCCGTAGCCGGCGGTGGCGGGCACCGCACCGGCGGGGGAGGAGACCGGCGCCGTGGTGATGATTTCGCCGCCCGCCGCCGGGAAGATGCCGATGCCTGGCACCGCACCCTCGGCGTAGATCCCCGCAGCCTGGCCGCCCGATCCGGCGAGCAACTGGATGTACGTGTTCGGCGCCGCGACCTGCGGGACGTTCAGAAGCAGGTTGCCGTTGCCGTTCTCGACGAACAGGCCGCCGTCGGTGGCCTCGATGCGCATGCCGCTCGCCTGCGCAGAGACGGCCGAGCGGATGAAGAACCCGATTCCGGTCGATCCCGGTCCGCCGGGACTGTCCGGCGTGTTCCAGACGATCGCCTGGTTGCGCCCGAGCACGATCGCGTTGCCGATGCCCGCATCGGTCGCGCTCCCGTTCGTCCCGTTCAGCGCGTTCGCGGCGATCACGATGCCGTTCTGGAACGTCGCCGGGTTCGGGATGATGGTGATGGCGCTGGTCGCCGTGGCTGAGGTCGAATTCCCGCCGCCGGAGCCGAGCCAGAGCGCGAACGTGCCGCCGCCGATGTCCGGGTTATAGCTCGACGCGATGCCGACGCCGCCAGGGCTTCCGAGGTTCACCGCCTCGAACTCGGCGGCGAAGGTCGGGAGGTAGTTCACCCCCGGCATCCGGATGCCCTCGCCGTAGAAACCCCAGGCGTTGGCGGATGTCGGGTTCTGCAGGTTGTCGTTGACGCCGGACGCGGCGACGCCGATCGAGGCCGGCACGTAGCCGAGCAGGGCCGCGCTCGCGACCGCGTCCGAGGCGCGCGACGCGCCCATCAGCCCGATGCCTCCGAACTGCGCCATCGAGACGGTCTGAGCGGCGAACACCGGCCACGGACCCACGGTGAACGGGGCCGCGGCCATCATGGCGCTGAGCCAGTCGCCGGTCGGGCGCGAGCTGGTCGCGCCGTTCAGCACGGCGGCGCCGACGAACAGCCGGTCGGCCATCCGGTGCACGGTGGCGCCGCGATCCTGGTAGAATTGGCCGCTCGGCGTGCCGACCAGGTTCAGCGTGCCGCCGGCGCCGACCGCGAGCGACGATCCGACCAGCGCTTTCACGTCGGCGAAGGCGGCGCCGGCGGGCTGGATGCCGACCAGGGTCAGCGCAAGCGCGGCGGAGGCCGCCGGCAGCCCCGAGATCGTCTGCGACATTATTTTTTACGCCTCGCTCCCCGGATCGTAGTCCGGGGACAATGGCTTCGAGCCTGTCACCGGGCTCGACCCGGTGGCTGCCGGCGGGCCTCGTTACGCGGGCGGGATCGGGTCGAACGTCTCCGCGGCCGCGATGTCCTCGACGAACCGGACGATGGCGCGGTGCGCGATCGGCCAGCGATGCGCCTCGACGCGCACCTTCAGATAGCCCCAGTCCGCCTCTTCCAGCAGCACCTCGGCGCCGGCGTTCCCACGCGCCCGCGCCAGCGCGTCGAGCACGATGACGGCGCGGCGCACCTCGGCGATGTTGAGACGCTGGTTGTCCTGCGCCTGGCCGACGATGCCCTCGATCAGGTCGGCGTAGTCCAGCCGGCCTTCGGGCGCTCCCGGCGCGTCGATCGCGACGGTTTTCAGCTTCACGCGGCGCATCAGACGGACGGCACTTCGTCGGTGACGTCCGGGCCTTCGAACTTGACCTTGAACTGCCCCTCGGCGGTGTTCAGCTCGGTCGCCTCGGTATTGACCAGGCCGGAGCCGTAGACGGGCTTGCCGTTGGCCTGCTGCACCACGACCGTCGCATTGGTCTTGTTGGCGATCGCCGCCACCGAGAACCCCTGCGCGTCGCGCAGCGTGCCGGAGATGTAGCCGGTCTCCGGCATCTCCTTGTAGCCGGGGATGCCGGTCTGGTCCTTCAGCCAGGAGCGCGTCGGGACGCTCGGCTTCCAGGTCACGTCGGAGGCATTGTAGGGCGTGCCGCCGATCGTGAACGTGACGATGCCCGCGATGCGATTCACGGTGGGGGCCGAACTGCCGCTCATGTTTCAAGTCCCTCGCCCCGGCGAAAGCCGGGGTCCATGGTGGGTTCGCGAATGCGGATGGATGGAGCGGGGTCGCCTTACGGCTTGGTGAACTGCGCCAGGATGTCGATCTGGCGGAGCTGGTTGGCGAGGATGAACGGCAGCAGCAGCCGGACCTGGCCGCCGCCGGCGTTCTCTGCCGTGCTCTGTTGCGCGAACTGATCGGGATTCTGCATCAGCCCTTGCAGGCAGAGCTGCCGATAGAGCGAATTGGCCGCCGAGAGGATCATGCTCGGCGTGACCAGCGCGCTGCCGACCGGCACGACGTTGCCGTCGTCCACCAGCACCCTGCGCACGAACTGGCTCTGCAGCCCGATGATGATGAACTGCAGCCCGGCCTCGAGCTGGTAGTTGGTCTCCACGTCCAGGAACGCGGTGTCGGGCGCGCCGGCCGCGTTTGTCTGATAGAACGTAACGAGCCGGTTGGTGTAGACCGTGTTGCTCTGATCGACGCTGAAGGTCGAGCAGCCGTCATAGAGCAGCGTGTTCATTTCCGAGGGCGTGAACTGGCTCGGCACCGGCGGCGCCAGCACGTCGAGCGCGATCGGCGCGAGCGGCTGCGCCGGATTGGCGCGCACGCTGGTGGCGGTTGCTCCGGCGAGCTGCGCGGCCCAGAGGAACGGCGGCGTCGGGCTGTCGTAGAACGGCATGCCGCAGCCGTGCCGGTCGTTGCGCGCCTCGCCCCACGCCGCGCCGGC